TCTTTAGTACGTTGATCCTCCGATTTGGAGGAGTGGTTCTCCTGGTTCATGTTTTGAAACTTGGTAATTCCAGAGTTTTGCGCCAGGATACACTTTTACCACTTGATCCTGAACTTCTCTGCGTGATGGTTTTTTGATTGAAGGGAAAAACATTTTTATCATGTAATTTTTGCCTCTCCAAGCCAAATAAACGTCAATTACATTTCCTACTCCAGCTCGTAACTTAGTAGCCTCTTGAAAGGAAATCATTATGATAATACATCATTTACTTTAATATTTATTACTTTTTATACTTGTAGTGCTGTGAATATGACTTTGAAGGTAGTAGAACTAGAAGATGAAGGATATCC